GACCGTGACACAAAGGAGCATCAAGGAAAGAAAGGAGGACGCAGAGATGGCAGATAAGACCTACGCTGGCAGCATCAAGAACACCGGCGCGCAGGTGGTGAAGGCACCCTTCAGCGGCGACAACAAGAAGGGCAACGGCACCGTGAAGACCGGCAACGACCTGAGAGGCAGCAAGAACAAGTAAGACCATCTGACAAAGCAAGCCCCACATTCGCAGGAAAAGCGCAAAAATCCAGAGAGGAGCACAACACATGGACATCGACTACGGCGCATTGTTTGGCATTGACGAAGGCGGAAAAGAGCAGGAGATCGCCGACCCTGCCACGGACGAGACCACACAGGCGCAAGGCGCAGAAGAGCAGGAAGCCGCCGACCCTGCCGAAGAAGAGACGCAGGACACAAGCGCCGAAGAACCGCAGGGAGCTGCGGAGGACGGCGAAGATCATAGTGAGACGGGCAAGCAGACCCCGGAGCAGAACGCAGCGTTTGCAGCGGCACGCCGCAAGGCGGAGGCGGAGCGGGATGCCGCCGTGGAGAAGGCGCGCACAGACGCACAGGAAGAAGCGAGGCGCACCATCGACGAGGCGTTCCGAAACAGCGGACTGGTGAACCCGTACACGAAGCAGCCCATCACATCGAAGGCGGAGTACGACGAGTACCGGCAGCGCTTCGATGCAGAGCGCAAAGCCCGCGTGCTGAAGAAGAGCGGGATGAGCGACGAGGAGTTCAACGCATTCGTGAACGACCTGCCGGAAGTGAAGCAGGCCAAGGAAGCGCAGGCGGCGGCGGAGCGGGCGCAGCAGGAGGCCAACGAGGCACAGGCACGGGTGAAGGTGGACGAGCAGCTAAAGGAGATCGGCAAGCTGAACCCCAACATCCGGGAGCTGAAAGACCTTGCGGCCATGGAGACCTATCCGAAGTTCTACGAGCTGGTGAAGAAGGGTAACACGCTGGTGGATGCCTACCGGCTGGCAAACTTCGAGGCTCTGACCAGCAGCGCGGCGGCGGCCACCAGACAGGCAGCTCTCAACAACTTGCAGGGCAAGCAGCACATGGGACAGACCAAGGAACGAGGCGCGGGCGCGGTGAGCGTACCGGCTGAAGTGAAGGAGATGTACCGCGCGCTGAATCCGGGTGCCACGGATGCAGAGATACAGGCACACTACAACCGCAGCCATAAAAAGGGCTGACGAAGCGAAAGGAGAAAAGCACAATGGCTTTCAAGATTTATTCCACTGATGACAACCGCGTGCCGGGTATTGAATACCTGCCCGCAAGCGCCATCACACCCAAGGTGGGCATGGCACTGACGCAGACCACCGGCCAGCTGGCACTGGCTACCGGCGCAACCGCGCCCACTTACATCTCCATGTGCGAAAAGGACAGCGAGTGCACGGCGGGCGACATCATCCCCGTTATCCGCGTGGGCAAGGACATGATTCTGGAGACCACCTTTGCAGCTGCCGCAACCAGCATTAAGCTGGGCGACAAGGTGACGCTGCACACGGACGGCCTGCAGGTCACGGCCACGACCACCAACGGCGTGGCGGAGGTGGTGTACATGGACGGCACCGCCAGCGGCAGCATGTGCCGCGTGCGCTTCTAAGAACGACGAAAGGAGTACAGTGAACAATGGCTAATATCACCTTTACCGAAGGCTCCGGCCTTCAGGACAGCATTTTCGGCAAGTCTCAGGAGCCGATCAAGATGTTCCTCGAAAAGAGGGGCGAGGCGTTTGAACAGACCAGTATGCTGCCGGAGCTGTTCAACATGGGCAGCAGCAACCACTGGGGCGAAAAGTTCTCCACCATGACGGCCATGGACGGCTTCCAGCCGGTGGGCGAGAACGGCGACTACCCCGTGGACGGTATGCAGGAGGGCTTTGCCAAGTTCCTCGAACACATGACATGGAAGAACAGCTTCTCCCTGTCCCGTGAGATCGTGGAGGATGCAAAGCTGATGGATTTGAAGAAGCAGCCCGCTGGCTTCATCACCAGCTACTACCGCACCCGCGAGAAGTTCGGCGCTGCCCTCATCGGCGCGGCTGTCCAGAAGAAGACGGAGACCACCTTCTCCGGCAAGACCTTTGACGTGAAGACCGCCGATGGCAAGTGCCTGTTCGCCACCAACCACCCCAGCAAGCTGGGCAAGTCCAACCAGTCCAACCAGTTCTCTGATGCCTTCAGCAACGACGCGCTGATGGCGATGGAGGCGAAGATGCAGGACTTCCGTGGCGACAACGACGAGGTGCTGGATGTGGCTCCCACCACCATCCTCATCCCCAACGACTACAAGCTCAAGCGCGACGTGTTCGCAGCCATCGGCGCGGACAAAGACCCTGCCACTGCCAACAACGGCTTCAACTACAACTTTGGCCGCTGGAACGTGGTGGTGTGGCCGTACCTGAACCAGTTCATCGCGTCCGGCACTTCCCCGTGGATTCTGCTGGACAAGAAGTACAACGACGAGTACGGCAGCGCCATGTGGCTTGACCGCGTGCAGCTGGAGGTCAGAAGCGAGCTGGCGGGCAACGATGCCAACGTGTGGAAGGGCTACGCCCGCTTCATCGCCGGTTTCAACGACTGGCGCGGCTATGCCGTGGGCGGCGTGACCGGCGGCACGCAGCTCATTGCCACATCGACTAGCGACTAATCAGAACACAGACCGGACGGGGCGGCGG